TCGCTAAGATCCAGATCGGGAATCACTTGGCCGACTTGCTGGAACGCTGCATCAGGGGAGGAAAGAATCGGGTGCTGAGCAAGCGAACGATCGAAGACTCGGTGTACTACATCAACGAATTCAAAGGATACAAATGAACTACAACGACTACACTCTGATAAATAAAACTGATCTATCTATAATGAGAGATCGCATCAAGGAGCTGGAGGGATCCAACAGAAAGCTGATGGAGCTGGCCGACACGAAGCGGATGTTTTTGATACACAAGATCGAGGATCGTTTGACTGCTATATTGAAAGCGGGCCATTGCATGGCCGATCGCAAGCATTGCTATTGCGAGAACTCTAAGGGCTCGAGCCTGAAGATGGTCTGCGGATACTGCCGCTCGCTGATCGATGACTGGAAGTCCGCGGTCGGGAATCTGACCGAGTAGGCCAAACATCCCCCGTCCTCCACCCCGCGGAGCCCTCGGACCACCCATCCGGGGGCTTTCCGTTTCCAGCCCCGCGGACCCCGCTTTCGCAATTTGATGCGGAATCCCCCCTCCGACGCACTGGCGACCCCTTTCTGATCGATTGCGAGGCATCCATATCCATCCATCGGACCCGATACTTCGCAATCAGTGGAGGGTTATTGAAAAACCGCCGCTGAGCGCGGGGGGCCGGCACGAGCCCCCACGCAGCGTCTCAGCGTTGCGGTTTTTAACTCCCTAGAAGAGGGAGTGACAAGACTCCCTCTAGGGAGGTAGCAGTGGCCATGGGAACTTCTTGGTATGCTCTGCAAAATGAACATTCCTTTACATTGACATGTTGCCGTGCATGACGCATTCTGTTCCTGCTATGAGTTACCTAGACAATGGTTCAACCCTTCGGTCGATGTTCCGACTGATGCCCCCGCAACGCCACGATGCCGACCCGGATCGATCCGAGGTTCTGGCCTACATTCGTGAGAATCTTAGATGTGAGCTTGGTCGTGCGATCCGTGCGTTCAACTCTATGAGGAACAAGAAGTCTCAGGTGATTGTTTATGACATGGTTCATAGGCAATGGCGTGGGTGCGACTGGGTGCCTCCGGAGGATGAGGACAAGGTTTCGCTGCTCTTGAGAACCATCAATGAGCTGAAGCGTGACGTTGCGTATCTGAAGACTTCGGTGAAGAAGCACGAGAGGTTGTTTGGCCAACTGGAGCGTAAGCGATCGCGCAAGCGCGAGGAGGAGGAGCCCGACTCCGAGGTTGAGGTTCAGGAACAGAAAAGCTCCCCGGATGTGGATCCTGAGGAGCTCGAGCGTAAGAAGAGGGAAGAGGAAGATGCGGCTTACGATAAGTCTTCCAAGGAGTTTTGGGGTGCTATCCTCGCCGAAATGAACGACGAGCCGGTGGCTTCGGCTGCTTCAACTCGGCCCCGGTCATCACCATCGGATTCCACTGCTCCCACACAATCCCGCTGGGAGAATGCTGAAGATGTAGTGAGTTAGCATCCAGCCTTGATCCGCGCTTGCAGAAGGCCAGTTGGAACCGTCGAGGCTTTGATTGGCCTACTTCTACCAAGACCGCGATCTCCCGCGCCCAGTTGGCGAGTTCGCTGGATCCGAACCCGGAGTGGGCGAGTTCCATGGTGGTCATGGGCTCGCCGTCCTTCCGCTGGGCTTTGCTGATGTGGTGCATCCAGATCCACGCGACCTTGGTCTGGTGGAGGATGGGCTGGAGCTTGTTGCGTAGGAATACGCTGACCTCGCCCTGATCGCTGAGGTCGCCCCCGAAGTAGGAGAAGAGCGGATCTCCGATGATGACATCGAGCTTCGATCGGGTGATGAATCTCTTCGCGTAGGCCAGGAATGCGTCACCGGTGCGGACGGCCTCGGTGCGGAAGTGCAGGTTCTCTTGGAGGATGCGGATGTCGGGCGTGTGCATGTTCAGCCCCTTGATGACGCCCTTGAATGCTTCTGCGAGGTCGCCCTTGTCGTTCTCGGCTTGGACGATACCGATGCGGAGTGGTCGCACCGGTGCAACACCGAAGAAGTCCCTGCCCATGGCCCACTGGATGACGATCTGCATCATCAGGGATGACTTCCCGATGCCGGTGCCACCGGAGATGATCATGGAGGAGCCGCGTGTGAGCCACCGTTTGCCGATGAGGTTATCCGGATCCTTGTCCGGGTCGAAGTTGATGAGGTCTTTGACCGTGACGACGGTGGCCTTGTCATCATCGGTCTCCCGATCGGTGAGCCAATCTTCCCATGATCGAGCGCCGAGGTTGATGTCCAACAGCTTCTGCTTCTCTTCGCCCCGCCAGGAGCCGGGGAGCCGGGAGAAGCGCGATGGGTTCTTGTTCTTGGGATCGACATCGGGGATTGCCGAGTAGATGAGGTCCCTGCGGGCGTCCCATTCCTTGCGGTTGGGGGCATCGACACGGACCCATGCATGGATGGACTTGCCACCGGAGTCGATGAGGACGCTGATGGGGAGGCCCGAGGAGCGGAGGAGCTGTTCCTGCTCAGCCTTGGGTTTGGAATCGAACTCCACCAGGACATGGCGGTAGGCGCTGACATCGTTGTCGGAGCCGCTGTAGAGGTTGGGCTTGAACGGGTTGATGCGTACGAAGACTCCATCGGTTCGGTCGCTGCGGAACAGGATGGACTCGGGGTCATCGAAGCGAGCGATCCAGTCCTCGAGGGGAAGGAATGAGCCGGCACTGATTGGCCTACCATCCTCGACCTGCTCGCAGATGCAGACCACCTCGGTGGCCGCGAAGGCGGATGTGAGGAAACGCTTGAACTCCGATGCGTCGTGCGAGGCCGGTATGGGGGCTGCGGGCGGGTTTGATGGCGCGGACGGCTCCACGGACCCCTCTGGCACCCGCAGAGGCTCCACAGGCTTTGGCCTACTGAACCGCACCCGTGTCAGATCCAATGGCTCAGCGGGGCTGCTTGCCGAGGAATTGGCGAGGTGCCCGCGGGGCTTGGAGTGGGACTTCTCATTGGCCTGTCGGATCTTGTGGAGGAGTTCGCGGTCCTGCCAGGGTGGCTGGCATGAGCGGTTCCAATCGGACAGGAGTGTGAATGCGTCTGTGTCTGACAGGCCGAATCCGTGGACGAGGCCAACGGCGGCGGTGTAGGTTTGTGAGTGCCCTCCGGATCCGGAGATGGCTGGCGGTACCTTGGCGAGCCAAAGCGCCGCTCGTTCGAGGAGCGTTGTCATGTCGTTGATTTGTTGCTGGACTACGGACTGGTATCGAACGCGGACGAATCGTCTTGTTCGAGTGGCGGACTATCCTTGGTGATCCATGTGTGGTAGGCTCGAGTCTTCTTTGGGTAGGAGATCCACCCTTTCTTGATGCCGTATTCGATAAGGCGAGGGGCGTCCTCGATGAGCTTTCGGTTGATGTCGCTCATGGTGGTACGTTCCTCTGCGGTCAATGGGGCTGGCTTCTTGTTGGTTTCAAGGCGGCATTCGTACCATGGCTGCTCGTGTCGTGGGGTCTTCATGTGGGGAGGATGCGAGCCAGGATACAATTGCAGTAGGTACCCTTGGTTTTGGAGTTACATCGAGGGTGATGCACAGGATTGGAGATGACGTGTGCAGTGAGGTCGCTCGTGAGCTTGACCATGTCAGTGAGACGACTTGCTGCTTCGAGGCAGAGGGCTTGCGCGACTCCATCTGGTGATTCGATTTGGGAGCTGACGATCTTGAGTGCCGTTACGATGTCGAGTGTTGAGGACTGGTTCATGTTATTTCTGTTTGTGGATTATGATGCCGTTACCCTTGGCGTCGGTGAGTTCGACTGATCGGACGTCTTCGAGGCGGGCCAAGGTCTTGATCATCTCGATGGGATCATGGGCTTGAGCGACGCAGGTGAGATGGATGTCTCCGTCGCCGTGGATCACTTTGAGGTCTTGCTTGGTACGATCCCTTGTAATGCGGATGGTCCGCCCCTCCGAGAGGCGGACCACCTTGATTGATTCAACGAGTGGGTATTGGTGACGGTTGCTCATGTTTGAAGGCCGCAGTGAGGACACTTCTTGCCGCTGAATGATTCAAGCGGTTTGACTTCAAGCCACTGGCAGAGGTCGGTGTAGGACTTGCGACCGAAGTTGTCCCACTTGAAAGGGGCGATCTCCCTAGATAGAACCGCGTTGCGAGCGGCCTCCTTGGATTTCAATTCGAGGAAGTCCATCAGCTTAGCGTTACGAACGCTGAGCCCGTAGGTCCACTTGGCCCGCTCGATATCGCGCTGCTGACCGGCTTTGATGATCTGATAGACCCGCTGCTTGGACATCTTGAAGTGTTCACCGATGAGACGATAGGTGAGCCCTTCTGATCGCAGCTTGTTAACTTGATCGATTGAATCGCTGAGTTTCATGTATATTCGCTTCTTGTCCTTCTTCTTCTTACTAACTGCCACTACCTCAAAGGTGTTTGTATTGCTCGGTACCTCTTCTGTGCTTTGTGGCACTGGACACACAGGCCGTGCTTGATTATGCATCCGCATCCCAAGCAATCGGCCAATTCGTGACATAACTGTTTCCATCGTTGTAGTTCCTCTATTGTTGTTTGTTGTTTTTGCTGTTCTTGATGTTCCATACACATGACAGTGAGATGTTGTACTTTTTGGACAACTCTGGGTAAGTGCGTGACTTGTCCTCTTTCAGGATGGCATCCCGGATCTCGGTTGGAACAGCCGGCCACCGCCGGTTGATCCGAGGGTTCGGATCCTTGAACGGAGTGACGTGGCCCACCATGCGAGACATGGACTCCTTGGTCAACCCCAATTGTTGAAGTATCGTCATTTTCCCCTTCTATTAGTCTGTTAGGGCTTTCTTGAGTTCGATCAGGGTGCAGTTGTCGCCGTCGGCCAGGTGTCGATTGGCTTCGAGTGTGGATCGGATGGCTGTCTCCAGGTGCGCGATGCGCTCCTTGGCCTCCTCCAGCTCTTTCCAAGTCTTCACTCCGTCAATGGTTCTCATTTCTTCGATGGTCATAGTATTGGCTCCACAGTGATGTAGTACCCTGTCTCGCGGAATGGTCCACCAGGCAGGCAGTGTGCCACTCGATGGGTTGCATCGGAATCTGAACAGTCCTTGTCCCATCCATGCACATGGTGAATCCGACAATATGGGCACCAGACTCTGATGGTGTTTCCATTCTTGGTTCCTGCCAGTAAAGGCCATGCTTTCTTGTTCCAGCGTTTCATGGTTTGATCTGCTTTGCTTTCAGTTCGTTGATGATGTCGCAGAGTCCGATAATCATGGCCATGTAGGCTTGGGGATTCTCAATCCCGTTGCGCTTGCAGGTTTCAACCCCTCGTTTCACTGCGTCCAATCCAACGTCGCGCCATGGCTCGTTGATAAAGTCGCTGATTTTGATATTGCTCATGGTTTCTCGGTAGTAAGTGACTTGATGTATCGGTTCCTCTCAGCCGGTTTGGCGTCGATGATGTACTGTAAAGCTCCGCAAGCATTCACGCTCGCAGTATGTTCCCAGTCCTCCTTTTTGTCGTAGTACTCATGCCACCGCTCGCTGGGTGCGACGACAATCTGGCCGGTTCGATTGTGACGGAACACGAATGCGGCAGGGCCGATGGGTACAATCATTGTCAGAATTCAATGAGGTTGTACAACCGCTTGCGAAGTTGGGCGACCTCGGCTCGCTTCTCAAACAGGTCGTGATGATAAGCGATGTCGTATCTGACCGATCCATGCTCGTCGTGGAATGAGTCGCAGTACTTTTCAAGAAAAGCGATGCGCTCCTCAGTGCGACGGATGCGCCAGTTGCGATACCATTTGAATGGATTCACAACTTCACCTCCTTCTCTTCCCACAGCAGCAGATCTGCTCGCAATGCGTCGTTCTCCTGCTCCAGTTGTTTCACCCGATCCTCCAGCTTGCGGACTTCTACGGCAAATTTGCGTAGTGAGTTTTTGTCGGCCGGCCCGAAAGGGTCTTCCGCCATGTACCGAAGGTGTTCTTCAATGCTCACGGCTTGGCCTCCTTGGCTTTGTACCACATTGCTTTTGCGTCTGCGCTCAACGCAACCCAGTCGCAATACTCCATTGAGTCTTCGGGCATCAACCATGCGTTCAGCATCGCATCCCCCGCTGCCTCCAGCCGCTTGATGCGTTCTAAAAGTAGAGGCACTTCGCGCTGAATCACTTTGCGCTGAGACTCTCCGAGTTTTGCTCCGAGCAGTGTTGCGATGGCGTTGGCGTCCCATTCGCGTTCAACCTCCAATGCCGACTCCTTCCATTCCTCCAGCCGCTTGATGCGCTCTTGAAGCCGCAGGTTTGCTTCATCCAGCAATTGCTGCTGCCGGATGATTGTATTGGCTGCGGTGAGTTCGCGTTCGATCCTCCTGCACAGCAGCCCCAACTCGGCTACGTTGTGCGGTGTTGAATCTGATATCGGGGTGTCGCTCATTTTGCCTCCGCCCTCGCTTTGAGCATTGCGTCGGCTAGATCGTATGATAACTTAGCAATTCCAGATAACGCTCCGGTGTCATTTTCAAAATCATCTGGAATGTTCGAGAAAACCCAATGACTGTCTTTACATTGGCTTGCCAGCGAACCGTTTAGCGCCGCCGCTGCGAAGTAGTCGCGCATTGAAATACCATGGTAATTGATTGCTGGAGTAATTCCGTCCCATTGCGTTGTATGTGGAAACGCCGGTCCTCCGGCGTTGATTGGTTGGTTGCTCATTTCGATTCCTCCACCTTCACCATCGGAACAAAGTCCAATCGGTTGCTCTCGTCGATTGCGATTCCCCAATTGTTCCTGCGGCAGGACAGTTCGGTGGCGTTGTAAACTTCCGCCACCTTCTCGTCCGGCAGGTAAATGGACAGCAGTCCTTTGAATGTTAGTCGTACCGTCTCTGATTTGTTTTGTTCGCTCATTTCGCCTCCTGTCTCTTTAGATATTCTACAATTGCTTCATCTGCTAGTCCCTGAGTTCTATATCCATTTTTGATTGCGTATGCCTTTAACTCAGCATGCACATCTGGTGACACCAAAACGTGTTTAACAAGCTCACGGTTTCGTTTGGGTTTGTTTGTTCTTTTTGTTCCTGTTCCAGTAGCTGACTTCATATCTTTTAAGTTTCTTCGCTGCACGATAGGTTTCACCGGCTTGGCTCCTGCTCATCTGGTACACCCCGGTACCATCGTTGATCATTCGTTTGACCTGCTCGCTCATCGACCACCTCCCTGGGCGTAGTGGAGGACCAGTAGGGCGTCACAGTTCTTAAGCGTGACATCGAGGTGCGGATACAGTTCCTGGGCCTTGGCCTTGAGCTTGCGCTTCCACTCCGCGGAGTTGGCGCAGGAGCGTTTACCACCCAGTCCAAGAGGGTCTTGCCATACCTTGGGTTCCACGCGGTGGAGGGCGTAGCCAATGGAGTAGGCCAATCCTTGGATGATGCCGTAGTTCTCGTGCAGGGTGGCGACCGAAGCAGCAGGAGTCAGCTTTGACACGAACTTGGGGACCTTCTCAATCCAGAGATGGCTATCTGCTAATTTGAATCCGCTTAGTAGTTGCGCCATATCCGGTAAGGATTCGGGCATTGCGAACAGGAGGATCCCGTCCTTGGTGTGGATTGCGAACCCGCCGTTCACGCCGGGGTCACATGCGATTACGATTCGATTGCTCATTGGTTGTTTGTTGGGACTTGATGGTGAGAGTGTGGCCTACGTAGATGCCTGCGATCACGCAGAGGGGCATCAGCACGGCCATGGAGACGATGGTGAGTGCGGTGCTCATGCGAAGTGGCATCCGAGTTCCTTGTAGCACTTGATGCGCTTCTTGGCGTGCGCGATCGCCATGGGGTGGAAGTTGTCCAAGAAGTCGTAGATACGAGCATCAGTCTTGGTCTCAGTCCTACGCAGCGCACGGCTGGCCCGCTGGATAGTCTTCTGGGCGCTCCGCCCACCGGACACCATGACCAGTGTCTCGACGTTAGGCAGATCCAACCCCTCGTCGGCCAGTGATGTGGCGATCATGGTTTTGATGTGGCCTTTGAGGAACTCATCCATGACGTACTTCCGAGACTTCTTGGGCATCTTGGAGTGAACCAGTACCGATCCTTCGATCTTGCTGGCGTACATTTCTCCGAGTGTGACACGGGGAACCAAAACGAGGGTGGGTCCGGTTGTAGAGTGGCAGTTGGCCAACATGATTGCGGTAGCGTTGCGTGTCTGGTTACCGCAGATACCGATCTCTGTGAGAGCCTCCCAAGCGCACATGGCACGGAGTTCTGGCTGGCTGATCCTCATATACCGCTTGCGTTCTGCGAACAATCTTTCGATGTGGTCATCGATCTTCGCCTGGATATGCAGGTCGGTGGCGGAACTCATGTGCACGGTTGCATGAGCCAACACACCGGCCAGTTCATCCCGGCGGATTTCGAACTGGGTATCGCGGAAGAGCTTGCGAAGGATCTCATTACGCTCTGGATCATCGGACCAAGGGGTCGCATCGAATCCAAATCGCAGGCCGCTGCATGACTCGATAATCTTGAGCCAAGTGGCAGCGGGACTGTGCTTCGCCTCGTCCACGATGATCAGGTTCTTCCTGGAGAAATCGACTGATTCATGGGGGCAACGGACCTCAACGCGGGAGGTATTGACGCCCATCGCATGAAGCGAAGCAACCGCCTGCTGACATGTCTCTCGGGTGGGGGCGAGCCATCCAAATGTCCATGTCGGAAATTGGGAGAAATGCTTTAGGATCGAGGAAGCGATGAGGGTCTTGCCGCTCCCCGCGGGTGCGATGATGAGTCCATCAGCTCCAGACTTGGCCCACTCGACCGCTCGTTGCTGGTAGGGACGCAGCAGAAATGCTTGCGTCGAAATGGTTTCCGGATGATCTTTGGTCTGCATAGCGTGTCGTTGCGCTTTGTTTGTTTGTTTTGGACTCATGTCACCCCCCGGAGCCTGCACTCTCCGGGGGGCTTTTGTTTGTAGGTCAGATGGTGTCGTTATCGCTCGGCACCTTCTTCATGCGACGGACACGCAGAGCGGTCTGCTCAGCACCGAACTTGTCGGTGTACTTTTCCTCTTCTAGGACGATCACGAGGGACAGTCCAACGAAGCCTTGGAGGAATCGGAAGAAGGCTCCGTTGAGGCTAAAATCGAACTCAGCACCGTCATCGATGTTTGCCTCGGTCGCACTGATCAGCGCCTGAATGCGCCACATCATGGTGTCCTTGAGAACGAAGCGGTCGCTGATGACCTCCCCGGATGGACCCTTGTATCGCAGGGTTGCGACGCTGTTACCGCTCTTGTCCAGACCGTCATCCTTGCAGGAGTTGACGATGACAGTGTATTCGCCGGGGCCGGCAAACGGCTTCACTTCGGCTTGGGAACGATCGACTTTGAATTTCATGTGTTGTGTTGTGTTTGTTATTCGGACTGACGCATCGCCCATGTGGGCAACGAAAGGGTTTGAGTTGTGGATGGGTAGCAGGGCCAAGAGTTCAGTTCCTGGCACTCGATGAATGTCTTGAGTTGTTCATCGATGATTGAATGTCCGACATCGATGGCCAACTGATCAAGCTCGTAGCAGGCGACACCGTAGGGAGCTTCCTTCTCAACGGCGATGAACACGAATCGATTGATGCCGGTGATGCGTTGGTACCAAGCGGCTTGGACGTGGTAGCGGAACTGAGCGCAGGACTTAGCGAACGCGCTTAGCGACGCATCCTGAGTGGTTTTGACATCGATGATGTAGTCCTTGGCGAGGCCATCGATGCGAGCCTTGACCTTCACGCCATTCCACGAGTCGAAGCACGAGACCTCGGTCTGGATTCCGTTGAGTAGCGGCGCTGCGGCAGGGTGAGCGTGAACCGCGGCTGCGGCTCCGGTGATGTTGTCCCACTGCTCTTGATTGAGCGGTGTCAGTCCAGCGGCGATGATGGCCTCGTAGGCTGCTTTGCCGTCCTTGGTGCGGCGATCTCCGGTGAATACCGCGTAGGACTTGGCGAACAGCTCAGGCTCAAGGATCGCCATGTGAACGGCGGTCCCGAACTCCAGAGCGGGGGACGACTCGTTCTTGGTCGTGCCATCCTGCCAAGCGCGGAAGTGGGCGGGGGACCGCCTGAACTGATCGAGGCCGGACTTGGAGAGGGCCTTGGTGCCGTGGTAGATGGCCGACGGCATGTTGTGGATTACCTCGGTGCTCACGGGGTCACCTCCGGGGTCACGACGGTCTCAGGCGTCACGATCAGCGGCAGCTTGCCGAGGATGAGGTCAGGCTTGCTGATGTACTTGCTGGCGAAGGTGTCATCCAGATCGCGGAAGGTCTGGCCTTCCTTAATTCGACCGGCCTTGAGCAGCAGCGCGTTCACATCGGACTCGCGTGACTCGAAGAGTTCCTCCAGCTTGGCCAAGAGGTCGAAGCTCTTGGTGGGAGCGACAGGCGTCTCAGCAATGGCTGGCTGGAAGTCCTCGGTCTCCTCAGGGGTGTAGATGCCGGCCACCACTTCAGGAGCGAGCATGCGGATCGCTTTGCTGATGCAGCGAGCGCGGAGCATGGCACCAGGATCCTTGGCCCACCCGGAACCCGGCTTGGCGGGGAGGAGACCGGCGAGCTTGGCGTCCTCAGTAGAGAACCCGATCTCGCACTGGTTACCATCATAGGACCAGACAGCGATGGCTGCCTTGGTATCGAACTGCTTCCACAGCACCTTACCGCCGCGAGCGCGGTAGCCGGCCAGCATGGCATCGGAGCGCATACTGAGGGAGCCGTTGATGATGTGGTATTCCCGGCGGAAATCGAACGGGGTCTTCTTCTCGGCGGCGCATTGCCACGCGATGAGCTTGCCCTGTTCGACCTTGGTGCATCCCAGCATTCCGCTGGCTGCGATCCACTCGCCCATCTTCTCGATGGCGGTGATGGGGTCTGCGATCTTGCTGTACATCTCGGAGGATGCATCAGCGGTTGTCGTTGCGATTGCGTTCATTTGCTGTTGTTTCGGAGTAGTTGCTCGATGACGTCGGAGCGAACACGGATCGTGCGCTTCGTTGCCTTCATGGCTGGAAGCCGACCATCCCTGATCCATCGACGCACCGTCTCGGGATGAGTCCCGAGGGTCTGTGCGATCTCTTTGATCGAGAGTAGTTTTACGCTCACGGGGAAGAAGTTACCCCGTGTTGCCGAGTGTTGCAAACTATTTCTTGCGGAAATTATTCCTCGAAGCCTCGACGGGGAGCGACGGGCGTCAAAGTCTGGCCGGATTCTCGCAATTCCTTGAGGAATCTGAGCTTTCCGAGCTTGAGTCCGTTGTCGTAAGCCTCGGACAGCAGCTTGATGCGAGCCTCATCACCGCGCTGCTGGTAGGCACCGCTCATGAACGCTCTTTCGGAGAACTTTCTGCGGTAAAACCCGACGAGTTGAGCGTATCGGTCGTACTGCTCAGGAGTCATCCGCTCGAACGTCTGGTTCTTGTAGGTGAGCTGCGGATTCGGCACTGACGGGAGCGCCTTGTTGTCCGCAGTCCTGCGCCACACGCGGTAAATCGAGGCGTTCAGCGGGTCGGCATCGATCTCGCGGTTCTTGGCGAACGAAAGGAACTGGTACACCCACGGATTGTTGCCCTTTGGTGTCTGCTCAACCGCTTCTCCCCACAGATCACGGCGCACCGGCATCGCATTCGGATCCTTCGTGCCAGGGATGGCCAATCCAAGGGCTGCGAACCGCTGGTTCAGCTCGTTCACGGTGTCTTTGATAATGCCTTCTCCGCCCGTGACGGGCAGGTACTCGCGTTCAGCGCGGCGAATGGAACCGAGAGTAGATGGGGCGACTGGGGATGCAGCGGTAACCGCCAGATTCTTCACAAACCGCTCAAGCGAAGCGCCCGATTCCTCGGACATGAGCTTGATCAGATCGCTCGTTCCCTTGAGGAACTGCTGCTCCATCACGAAGTTGATGCCAGACAGAGCAGACCCCTTTCCGAGGGCGAAGAAGTCAGGTTCATCGGTGCGTGAACGCTCGGCGATACGCTTCGAGGATCCGACAATGATGCCAAGAGCGCCCATGGTTCCGAGGGCTGACAAGTCTTTGACGGTGTCCCCCGGCTGGAAGCTAGGATCCTGACCCGAAGTCAGGCGGCGCAGGGCCGACACGTTGAGAGTTCCGGGAGGCATGACGCCACCAGATTTGGCCAACTCACGAGCCTTGTTGGTCTCACCAGGAGTGTCGAGGTTAGGGGTGATGATCCCCTTGTCGTACAGGTAGGAGAACGCCCCCATCACCATGCTTCCAACGATGAGCCGGCCAACAGCCTGCTCACGGTCGCGCACACTCATGTTGCCCCAGTCTCTAAGAACGCCAGCAGGAGTAAACTGCAATGCCTCAGCGGCGACGTTGATGGGCGTCTTCTGGAAGAGCGAGATCAGGCGGTACGGGACGTATCCAAGAGAACCAGTCTCCTGTTTGATGAACCGGTTGATACCGGCCACCATGCGGGTAGCGGAATTGTCCTGCTGGAACACCGACCGAGCGGCCTCGGTTTCGATCGTGTTGATGTCATCCGCGGTGAATCCTTTGCGCCCATTGGCACGAGCCTGATCAGAGATCAGCGCAAGCTCAGGATCCTTGAGTGCCAGCTTGATTTGACTTTCGGTGAGACCGCGCATGCGTCCCAACTCAGAGACGATCGCCGCACGGTTGGCCTGCTTGAACGGGATGTCGGTCGCCTGAGTCAGTCTCAGCATGATGTCAGGCATCACGCCAACGGTAGCCTCAACAATATTGCGGACCACGTTGCCTCGGTACTCACCGGACATGGCCTCGTACAGATTCTTCCACGCCCGCTGGAAGTTGAGCGGGTTTCCGATGCTTGTTCCCAGTTCGTATGGGTTGGCGTTGGAACCCCTGAGAATCGCTTTCTGTGCAGCGGGCAAAGATTGTCCAAACGCCTTGATACGATCGAGCAACCGAGACCTGTAGTTGTAAGCGTTGTTCTTGCTACCAAACAGCGCCATGTCGATGAGCGACGAGGTAAGATCGGCGGTCTCACGGAGTGGCAGGTTGATGGCGTTGCCGACCACGTTGCGAACGATGGAGATCGGGGCCATGACCGATCCCTGCACAAGCGACACGAAGAGATCAGCAGCGGACGAAGGATTGATCCTGGCGATCGTCTCGTTGAGAACGACATCCGCTTCCATGCGAAGCGTGTCGGCCACGTTGATGCGGTCCAGTGCGCTCTGGATATCGGATGGTTTGTTGCTTCCAAAAGCGGTGCGCCCTTCAACACGGGCGGCGGTCGCAGCGTCCTGAGCGATCTTGTACTGATCCATCGCAGTGCCGAGCTGATCGGCCTGCTTCGGAGTCATCGGCTTGCGCTTGTTCTGTTCAAGCGACTTGGTGACGAGTTGAATTACGCCCTCACGACTGGCCGACTTGAGGAGCTTGAACTGGTTGATGAGCTGACCCCAAGTGGTACCGCTCTTTGAAAGCGACAGCGCAGTTTTACTCGCACCATCCATGTCTCCACTGGCGATCTGGCGATTGAACTGCTCCATCCCCGAGATAACCCGAGTGTTGGATTCCGGATCGATGATGTCTGCGGCCAGTTCACGGTCGCTCTTGATGGAGGCTCGGCTGGCTTCATCACGAACGGATTGCTCGATGTACTGTGCTTCTGGAGAACCAGCAACCACACGCCTTACCTCGGAAGGAACCTGCTCTGAAGCAGCAACACGCTCCGCGAACTTGCGTGTCTTCTCTTCTCCGCGTTGAAAACGGAAACTACCCGAATCTCCGGTTTGTGGATTTTTAACAAAAACCGTATTCCCTATCTGAACAGCCTCATCCCCTCCTAAAATTGGGGTCACACCGTCAGCTCTGTCGTAAAAGTATGAATGCCTATCAGGATTGAATCCAACTTGAGTCCAAGTGTTTATGTCGCTTGGAATTGTTTGCAATTCATGCTTTATCCCTTTTGCGACGATAGCAGGGTTCTTTGCAGCACCAGCACCTATCTTAAGTGACTGTGTTTCCATTCCTTTCGTGGGAACCATTTTGATGTTCCTGACACGAATAAACGGCTCGTATGTAGTTATATCTCCACTTGTTCCTGTTACTACGCCAACACCAAAATCAGTCATCGCAGGAACGTCCTGTCTAAGCGTCATTTCAGATCCAGCAGGTATTTCGTTTAACTTACCAACATTAGCTTTTTTCCTCGGATCACTAAGCGAGTCTCGAATTGTTTTAAAATCTGGAAGTGATTTCGTTGAAAACTCAGCAACTTTTCTAACCGGAATATCTCGGTTTATTGCAGCCTGCAACGCCTCTCTGTCCAGTGTTCCTCCAGCTTGAAGAGCCTCAAGTTTAGCTCTGACATCTGGAGAAAAGATTCTGCCACTTTCCATCATTTCGGCTTGTGAGCCAGGAGTAGATTGCTTGAATCTTTCAAATGCAGCAGCTCTACGCTCTGAAATGGTTTGAGGTTGCTCATCCCTCTGCATTCGCTGCTCAGTAGCCTTCGGAGCAGCAACACCCTTCCATGGCACCGCTTCCGTGCTGGCGTAGTGAAGCCAAGCGATAGCGTCATCCGGTGAGAGTCGGCCAGTGACGAGTTGCTTGGTGGACGCCTTAAACGCTTGGAACCACGAGCGGAGTTCGCTGCGGTTGATGTTCGGTATCTGTTCACCGAACGCTTGGATGACACCTTCTTCGAGAGCGATCTCTCTGGCCCTCTGCGGGCTCATAAGACCCTGATCGACCTCGGCCTGTCTTGCGGCCATCTCAGACTTGAACGCGGGCGTGTCGATCGCCGTTTCCAGCAAGGACTTCCGCATCGAAGGGTTCGTGACTCCACGAAACACATCGTGGCCAATCTCGTGAATAGCGGTATCCGGTGTGGCCATCAACGGGTTGACGCGAACAATACGGTCTCCAGTGTCCGGATTGACCATGTACACACCGCGAACCTCTCTCGAACCGGAGTAGGCTCGATCAAGTTCGATCTTCAAACCTCGGCGAGCAGCGATCTGTGCAGCGGCATCGATATCCGCTTGGCTGATTCGAGGTTCACCTTCACCGCGTTGGAAACGGCTGTAGATGTCGTTGTAGATCTCGCGGGCGGCAGCAATACCCTGCTTGTTGCGTCTCTTCTTTTGCTCGTTGAGAAGCTCCTGAGCAGCCATGCCCTCTTCCATGAGTCCGGCTTCTTCGTTCTGTTTCTGGATCGTCTCAGCCTTAGCAACGTCCTCTAAAGCGGGACGCATCCAATCAGGCATCTCCTCAGTCTTAACAGCCTGATTTTGTTTTGCAGCGTTCTCGTAAGCGTCCTGAAGCGCGTCTTGGCTCTGCTTGGCTACGAACTCAGGCAGAGTTGTCGGATCGTTGATGACGCGAGCGACATCAGGATCGTTGGCCAACTCATTGATGCGTTCACGAGGGATCTTGATCTTAACACTTTCAGCCGCTTGCTTGATGAGATCAGCAGTCGGTTCGGTCTCAGACTTCCACCAGTTGGCGTATTCCTTTGCAGCGCGTTCTTCACTGACAGGTCGATTGCGCTGATCCATCTCAGTTCCAAAGAACTGCTCTGGAGCAACTTTTTCGCGCCCGATACCAAGCCGTTCTTCACGCGGTGTAACAAACTCTTCTGGCCTTTCAGCCATCAGCCGAGCGCGTTCCAAATCGGTCTTCTGTGCTTCGGGAACTTCCGGAAGATCGGGCAATCCCAGCTTACGCCCAAGTCGAGTCGGTCGATTGAACAGGGTTCCGATAGCAGTTTCCGCAGCAAACTCAGTGGGCGAGAACTCTCCACCTTGAGCAACCTTGAGAGCTTGGCCAGCGGCTGACTGAGCAATGTTGGCTGCGACGTTAGACGCAGGAGCAACGAACTCAGGTCTCGTGACAGCCTCTCGTAGAGTTGTTCCACGAACTGTAGGACGAAGCAGGCCACTCAATCCCTGAGTGGTTGGACGCATGGTGAGCGCAGTAGGTGCAACTCCACCAACGAACGAAGCAACAGGCTGCTCTTCTTGCGCTCTGGCAATCTGCTCAATCGCTTCGGGAGCGTACCTTTCAAGTGCAGCCTCCTGAGCTTTTCCGGTGAGGTATGATCCACCGAATCCGGTAACCATGCCGCCGATGACAGATCCGATTGTAGATCCGACAGGGCCACCAAAAGGCGCACCTGCAATAGCGCCAACCTTCATGCCAGGAACAGCAGCAGCCAAGCCACCGAGACTTGGAAGGGTGCTTGCAGCGGCTGATGTCAGCGCAGCTCGCGTCTTGGACATCCGCTCGACGGGGTTTTCGAAGACATTGCCTTCGGCGTCGATGTCGTAGACCGTAGGATCAAGGCCGTTTTTCTCCAGCCAGTCGCGCTGTTCTTGAGTCATGGTTTACTTGTTGAACGGAGATTCGTACATCACACCTTCTTGCTCACGATACCTACGCTTTTGCATCGCTTGATTCAAAGCGTCCATGACAGCTTGGTTCTGAACCTCTTGAGGAAGTTGGCCAAACTGACCAAGGTACTGGTTCAGATTTGATTCAACCACTTTGTACGGACGGGTGCTCAATCTGGAAGCTCCGATCTGCTCTGGCTGAACACCAAGTTCACGGGCGATGTTCTCGTACATTGGAATCATCAGAGGGTCAGTTGATCTCGTATACGGAACACGGCCAGATTCAGCGGCTAACTGCTTGGCCTTGCGATTATATTCCTCCATGAGGAACGGACCAAACATCGGCTGTTCGGTTTGAGTAGGCATTGCAGTAGTGCTTGGAGCAGTAGTCCTACCACCGCCCGCAGCAGCACCTCCCCCAAACCGACTGACTTGAGCAGCACCTTGAGCCGCAGCCGGTCCTTTGGGAAAAGTCTTCGGAGCGCCCGCAGATGGAACACCGCCCATTGCACCTTGTTCCATTCCATAAGCCTTGCGAACTCTTCCAAGAAACTCCTCTTGTTTTTCGATTGGATAGCCAGGAGGGAAGTCAACAAGAGGTCGAGCGTTTCCAAGCTCGTCGTAAGTAGCCCTCACTGAAGGCTCGATGTCCTTGGTTTTATCAGGTTTGGCAACAGTGATGTTCTGAACCAGATCAGGATACTGCTCCATCAACTCCTTGCGAGTTCCGTACACCACGCTTCCGCTCGGAGTCATAAGCTGCATGGTGGTTCCTTTAGCGGCTCTTTCCTTAGCGGAAATAGCTGCTTGAGAAGCAGAAGCCATGCGTTCAAGAGCAGCCGTATCAAGTTCAGCAATCGGGGTGGTGAGACCCTGCTGTTCGGCAAGCAATTCAAGCGGGCCACGATCAACGGACAAAGCACCGATCAGTTGAGACCTGCGAGTGCTCTTGGCCTCATCTTCCTTCTGCTTCTGTTCCTTTGACTTCTCGAAAGCTGCCATCTCACGAAGCGTGTCGATGTCAGGATCTCCGAGATTGTATCCACGGGATCGGAGATAGCCGCCGAGTTCAGGGCGAGTGCGCTCGATTTCTTTCTTGATCTCGTCTTCTCGTTTAGCGGCCATACGGGCAGAGATCCGCTCGTTCTCAAGATCACGCTGCTGCTGCTCAAGCAGTGAAGCTCTGGCCTTGTTGCGCTCGCGGATCTGCTCGTTGGTACCAGTGAACTCGCCGGCCAGACCGCCGGTCAGCATGGTCAGACCCTTGAGCAGCGGATTGATGCGCTGCTTGGCCTTCTTTTCGAGGTCGTCTCTAATTTCTTCTGCTGATTGTGTAGCCATAGATCGTTAGCTCTGTTCGTTGAGGATTGACCGGCGGGCCATGCGACCGCCCATGCTTCGCATCGCCGCGGCGAGGATCTCCTCGGGATCGTAGTTGATGTCGCGGAAGTACCTGCTCGGAGCCATGTCCCGATTGCGAGTCAGCACGGGGTTGACCGGAAGCTCGGGCAACGGAGTCGTAATGACTGGCCTGCTCAGCACCGAGGCACCGGGGAGTACGATGGGGTTGCGAGTGGTCGTTGACGGAAAACTGGTTGTGGGCTGTAAGGTGAATTGAGGTTTATCCAACGGGATCAACCCTGGAGTGATAGGCTTGCTCTCTATAGCGGGGCCGGCAACACCAGTGTCCTCTATGTAGTAAGGCTTCTCGCCTCCTTGGACGGGGTTTGTGACAACGCCTGAGAAAATGTTGGTATTAACATCTTCCACCTTTGGGAGAGGTGTCTCAGGAAGAGGATTCACCGGAGTGGGTTCCGATGGTCCCTGAAGATTCATCCCGCCTTCCCTGATGTACCTTTCCCTGTTTTCATCGGTTATCAGGCTGGTTCCAGAGTCTTCTCCCTCGCTGCTGTATGTCGGTTGTTGAGATACAGGAGGCGAGGTTGGCTCAGGAGCAGGCGATGAAACCGGAGTAAACGTCTGGATATTGCTCAGATCCAAAGCGGGACGATTGATTTCCCACCACCTTGTTGGCCCACCAGTGTACGGAGTCGGTTCAGGAGTCGGTTCAGGAGTCGAGTAGTAGCTCAGCGGATCTACGGGAGGCTGAGCGTATCCGGATCGAGTTACTGGTCCGAACTTAGGGGTTGGAGGGGTCGATAGATCGACTGCTGGCCTATTGTATTCCCAGTCATCGATCTGCCAGTCCCAGCGATTCCCAGCGTTATCGACATATTCATCTCCAACTCGAAGTCCACCCGTGCCAGGAATGATTGCTCCCCATGGCAGATACTGGTCGCCGGCAAGATATAGCCTCTCAGACGCCTGATTCGGACTTGATGAATCCGTTCCAGATCCTGACGTATCTGTGCTGGTATCGTTTGCCATTGATCAGGCTTTCGGGATGAGGCTCTTGATTCGACCGAGCATCCAGTTGGCCACGATCTTCTTGGTCTTCGGCTTGTCCTTGAGCCACTTGGCGAACTTCTCGGCATTGCTGTCGTAGAAGCTCTTGAACCACTTGGGACCGACAAGCTCCTTCCAGAAGTAGAACGCCTCCCACTGATCGGGAATGCACTCGCGGGCCACGTAGCAGCCGGCAAGGCCGAATCCGCTGAATGCCTGACCGAGGTTTCCGATGCTGCTTGTGACGCCCTGAGCAATGGCCAACGGAGAATTGGCCTTCGAGGCTTCAAACGCGTTC